TACCTTTCTTTTTAGGTGCTGACTTAGTTCCAGGTTTTGTTGTTCCTGTTGTTGGTTTCTTAGTTCTATCTCTCATCAACAACGCTCTTCTTTCTGCAAAGTTTCTAGTATCCATTTTTTTCTTAGGTGCTGTAGTTCCGCCTGTTGTTCCAAAAGGAGTTACTCTAATAGGACCAACAATCATAGGCTGACCATTATCTGCAAGTATAATATTACCTCTACTATCTTTCTTTTGTGTACTTGCTAGATTACCTTTTAAAGATTCTCCAGTTGCTATGTTATCAAAGTTCTGTCTGCCTTTTTGATTAAAAGTAGCTTTTAATTTTCCATCTTTTATTTTTGTTACAGCTATGCCATCTAACTGTTCTTTTGAGTAAGGTGACTCTTTTCCACCACCGAAGGTATCTAAAAACTTTTTATCTGCGGGGCCTCTTATAAACGCTTCATCAATAAATTTACCTAAAAATCCAAAGTTGGATAATATACTTGAGTTGTCTATTTCTAAAGTTATTCTGCCATCAACATCTAAATTACCAAACACCCCTCCTTTATCTCTTAGTTTATATATTTCATCAGCAACTTTTGATACAGCATTTGCAGCAGGTCCTATGTTTCTTGGTGGGTTTGTAGGTCCTACTTGTCTTGTGTCACTCTTAGGCTGTACTATTGGAACGCATATCTTTTTTATAGGGTCTAGTTTAAATCCTGGAGGACATGGGTCCATTATTGGTTTGTCAGGTTCTGTCACTGTGCTTGTCATCTCTGTAGTAGGTACAGGTGTTTCTATTCTACCCATTCCTTTATCTGGAAATTTTGTTTGGTCAAACTGTGGAAGCATACCTTTTTCTATTTCTTTTAATTGTCTTGGGAATCCTTGTTCTTCTGAGCCATAGGTAATTGTTGCATCAGGTCCTTCGTATGCCATACCTTTAACATTCATAATACCATCGGTAGGTGTATATACTTGTTGTTCTGTCTTAACAGGTTTAACACCTGCTTTGAAAGGGAACATAATCCCTGATGATTCTTGATTTAATATGTCAGATAGTTTTGTTGCCATTATTATTCAGTTGCTCTCGGAGGTTGAGTATTTGGTGCAGTAAAGCCGCCTTCCCCTGGAGTTTGTGGAGTTCCGACTCCGATGTTGCCACCTCCAGACCCTTGTGTGTCTGTGTTATTTGCTCCTGCAGGTACTCCTCCAGGATTTGCCATACCGCCCTGTTGTTGGTTAGGGCTTTCAGCTTGTTGATTTCCATTCATTTCTCCCATCATCTTCATAAATATTGCTGCCTTTTCTGGGTCGTTAACTAATTGGTCGGGGTCTATATCCATAGACTTTGCAATCTCTTTAATAATACTGTGCCATTTTACAAAAGGTGCTAAGAACTGATTAGATGCCACTTGCATAAATGTCATCAATCTTTGTGACCTAACTTCTTTTGTCATAAGAGATGTTGTGCCTTGTGCTTTAATATTTAAGTCACCTTGTATCTCTGGTACTTCTTTATTAAATTGCATATTCCAATGAAATAAAGTTTGACCTAATGGCTTTAGTAGATAATCATCTACATTCTTTATAACTGTTTTTATATTTAGTGCTGCAGCTCCCATCAACATAGACATACCTGAAGCTGTTCTAGTAGTAGATTGTATTCCTGTTTGTCCGTGTGAGTAAGAAGGTATACCTGTAGATTCATCTGCTAGTTGTCTAAATCTATCAAATATCTGCATGTTCTCAGGTGCTGTATTAGGAAACTTTAATCCATGTAAAGCTTGTCCTGTTTGTCCACTTTGTCTTCTAAATATTTTTCCGGGAAATACAGACATGTCTTGTCCTGGAACTAACATCGTTTCGTCTATATCAAAGACTAAGTTTCCTGCTAATGCTAAATTATCAATAGCCATTCTTGCATGACCATTCATAATTGTTTGTGCATCATCCATATTCTCAGGTATGCCCACGCCAAAGAATTGATAAGGATTGATTTCATAAGGACATACCATGAAGGGATTTCTTGCAGGTGTAAATGGATTTAAAACTAATCTTAGAATGTGTCCATTAGATACCCATGCATTGATTTGTACTTCATCTAAGTCATCATCAATATCATCAGGTATTTCTATTCCTGCTTCTTCTACAAAGTGTTTATCCATAACACCCCAATACTCTAAAATCTCATATCTATTTTTACTAAACTCTTCTTGATTCTCTCTATCAAACAAAGCTGTTTCATAACTTCTTGTTTCATAGTTAGAACCATAAGATAGTAAATCTTCAATCGCTGACTTTCTAAAGAATGGTCTATTCATTAAGTCTCTTACTTGAGAACGAGTATAGACATGTCTTTGAATTACATAGTCTGCATCTTCGATTTGTACTGCATCAGGGTCAGGATATAAATCCCAACAACTAACTGCTTCTACTCTTGGTACTAATTTTTTAGTAGGTGAGTATGCTCTTTCACCTTTTTCATTTAACTCCCACTTGTGTTCAGGCTTTTCATAATTAAATGGTCCTTTTAAAATACCTGTGCCTAGTAAACACATTTCAAATAATACATGACGCATAACAGATATTGCATGAGTTTCTTCTAATTGGTCATGGATAAGTTTCTCCATGTTCTTAGCAGCTTCCTCTGCAGGTTCTATCTGTGGCATATTTTTTAAATCAGGAGCAGGTCCTTTTTCAAACCCTGCCTCTGCATACTTCTCTGCCAATCCATTTAAAATACTATCGGCGGTAGCACCAGGAGACATGTCTCTACCATCTCCATCAAAACCATAGATATCCTCCATACGAGGATTCTTCATATTGTCTGGTTTTATATGTGCATACTCACTAACACCCGAAGGTACTTTAGTTGGAAATATCCCAATAGGAAATTTTCCTTGTGAGAATAGAACTTCTATTAATTGTCCGTAAGCAGCTAGAACTTTTGTTTTAGTTACCTTAACAAAAACTCTAGATTTTTCTGAATCACGAAAAGCCATATCAGAACCATAGATACCTCTATAGTTTCTATAACTTCGTAACCACCTCTTCTCATCATAAAGTCGAGCCTGTTCTGATTCTTTTAATCTAGATTCTATAAGAGAACCTAAATTATCAAAACTTTTATCTTCTTTATTATCTAAGGCTGTTACATCATCGTCTTCAGAAAATACTCCGCCTACTGTATTTTCGTGTGGCATTTAAATTAGTAGTCTCTTTCGTCAGCTAATGAAAATACTTTTCCGTCAACATTGTTTTTATTTTCTTTAGGGAAGTCTTTGTTAACGCCACCCTCTGCATAATCTGCAGGTAAAGCTGCTCCAGGCTTTACGACATTAATCTTACTATCACCTTGCTTAGATGCTTCGTTACCATACATATTTTCTGGTAAGTCACCTTGCTTATATTGCTTCATGATTGCCATTGTTGTTTCTCCTATTTATTTTGTGTGATGTCTTATCCATTCTTTTAAAGAGGAATGGCATAAGAGTTCTGTTAAAAAGTTTCCATAAGAATTAACTATAGTCTCTTCTTCTTTTTCTTTTAAATGATACTGATAAAAACCTAAATGTAATAACTCATGTATTACGACATTAACAGCATCTGGACCACCTGCTTGTATCATCTCTTCATCTAAATATATTTTATAAGGAGGTTTTACTACAAATGTTCCTTGTGCTTCAGACACTTCATACATTAGTTCGTGTGGTACACATACTAATTGTACTGTGAAAGGTCCTACTGTCACATACTTTGGTAACTTCATTAGTAACCAAATATGCTATCTGCAGGTGCAGAATCTTGTCTTTCTGTAGATGTTAAGAAGTCATTACCTCTTTGTGATACAGGGTGAATAGGTCTACTCATACAACCATATCTAAGTGCATCATAAGCATGGTCATCTGCAGTTGTATCTACATCTTCAGGATTATTTTTATCAACAGGTAGCATCGGTAATGTTCTAATTAAATTTAAACAATTACTAAATATAAACATACTAGGATATCCTGTATCTTCATCTACTCTTAATCTTTTATGTACTTCTACTTTACCTGATATTCTACTTCTAGGACTTCTATCAGATTGTCTCCAACGGCATCCTTCTTGTATCATAGTCTCTGCAATACTCGGTCCTATATCTCCTCGTCTTGCCCAAGTAGAACTATCTAGGATACCATATCTAATATATTCACCATCTTCCATTTCTAAAACTTTTCTTGCAAATATATCGGCGGTATTTCTTTTAGTATATAATTCTCTATATACAAATAAATTATTATCATAGTCTACTGCAAACCATAAACAACAAGCAGGTGAACTATACCCCCAGTCTGCTGCTCTAAATCTCATCCAGTTCCTAGGAATATCAAAAGGTTCTATAACATGAACTTGTCTGTTAAATTCAGGGAATGAAGAACTTTCATATGCATCCCAATCACCTTCTAAGAATTGTTTCTTTTGTACCTCAGGTAAAGATGCCAACATAGCGTAGTAGTCATCTGTCTGCATTAGATAAGGATTGTCTTGTAACTTAGCAGGTATAAACTTTCTTGATATTTTTTTAACACCCATAGGTGTAGGTATCTCTACATTAAATCTTTTATTAGATTCTGAAGGGTCAACAAACATTTCTTTAACCCATAGTGAACCAACATTTCCCGGATTTCCTGTTGCTCTCATGTATACAGGTATCTGAGGGTCTACACTTCTGAGTGATGAACGAAGAAAATTATATATATCAGGTGTTGGATATTGTGGTAATTCATCTATACCAATCCAAGTATAAGACTGTCCTTGATATCTTAATGCATCTGTTAAGTTTTCTGCATATCCAAATTCTATTCTAGCACCTGATGGGAATCTCCATTCTTTTTCTTGTTCTCTCCATTTAGCTCCAGGATATGCTTTGGAATATAATTGTTGAGAATGATTTATTAAATCTCTAAGTTCTGGCATTGTTCGTCTAATTAACAATGCTCTATGATGTTGTTTATCACAGTAACGAAGTGGGTCTACTAACATAGCGTAGGATTTACCACCACCTCTTGCCCCACCATAAAATACTTCTCGTTCTGATGATGCTAGGAAATCTGATTGTGGTCCTTCGTTAGGTTGAAAGATTACATCTTTTTCTTCAAAAGCTTTTTTAATTGTTGGTGAAGCTTCTTCTATTTCTTTAGTGTCTATAACTGTTTTAACTTTACCTTCTAAAACAATATCTAAATCTTTTATCTTTTTATTTTTATTATGTAATTTACTTCTTTCTTTGTCTAATTCTCTTTTAGCTTTTAATACTCTATCTCTTTGATAGTCTAATTGTTCTCTAGCTGATTCTCTTGCTTTCTTTTTTATATTGTTTTTATTTACAATCTTATAAAAACCTTGTCTTGTAATTTTTCTTTTTGTTTTAGAATAAATATAATCTACACACTTTTGAAGTGACTGTCCTTTCTTGTGAAGTTTTACTGCTTCTTGTAATACATCTAATTCTTCAGGAATCGGAAGAACTGTCTTCGGGTCGTCTTCTGATTTTTTATATCCAAAAGGAATTAATGTACCTCTTATTTTTTTAGGTTCATACATTCTTTGGTGGTAAAATAAATATCCCGTGTTGGACTTTGGCATTTACATCAATGCGTTCTGTTTTAGATATTCCAACTCTATCTAAAATTTGTTTAGCTGCTTCTAGTCTAACATTAGCACCAGGAATACTTCCATCTTCTTCTAATGCATTTACCATTCCCATCACAGCCTTTGGTGAATGTGTAGCTAATACTGCCTCTGCTCTTTCTATTATTTCTTGCTTTAAAGATTTAACAACTGATTGATAATTACTTTCATCATACCCTGCGAGTTTAGCGGCTTGTCTTGGATTACCATGAGCATCACTAAATAAATGTTTTAAAAAACTTTCTTGCTTTTCTGTTATCTGTTTACTTTTTTCAGGAACTAACATTTCTCACCTTTTGTAAATGTCTCTCTGTTCTTTCTTTTAACCACTCAGGAGATTTTCTAATACCTACTTGTTCTTCTATTTGTCTTTCTTTCATTTTATTACGAGCCGCACTTATCATTTGGTCTCTACCTTTATGTTCTGCTCTTTCTATAAACCCTAGTCTTGGTGCTGTAATTATTTGTTCTATATTTTTATCTTTTAATAATTTTTCTCTTTCATCAAAAGATAAAAGCTCATCCCAAACTTTTTTTGTTTTTTTATTTTTAAATGTGTATAAGGGCATCACTTTTTTTTATCAAAACTTTTACTTCTTTTTTTAGCTGCCTTAAGTGCTGATGTTTGTGACTTGTGTATACTTGTGGGTTTTAATGTTCCTTTTATTATTTTATTTCTTATTTGGTCTTCTGTATATTTCTTGCCTTTAATTTTACTAGGTGCGTTTATCCAAAACCCGCTATCTATTTTTATTGTTACAGATACTTCATGTGCCATTATTTTATAACCTCAAAATATTTTTTTTGATATGCATTTAGTTCTTGTATTGTATTTACTTCTGTGTCGTGTTCACAAAGTTTTTTATATAATGTTTTATCACTTAACCAACTTCTACCATTCCAAAATTCAAATCCATCAAACCTAGATTT